CGATTATCCTGTTGCAACTATAAATGAAACAAATATAATAGGAATAACATCGGTAGTAACGGATGATACAAACGCTAAATGGTATGAAGTTCCATATTTGGCACAAGAAAGTATATTCGTAGAACAACCCAATACAGAATCAAATGCCGGTGGATTAAGTGGAGAATCAAACACAGTACCATACATTTTAGAAGTACAAAAAGTACCACGTAGATTTTCAACTAAAGTAAATTCTGATAACACAATAGATTTACAATTCGGTAGTGGTGATGTGAATATGAATGATGAGCAAATTCTACCAAACCCTAAAAATATAGGATTGGGATTAGCTAATTCAGTACAAAGATTAAATCAGGGGATTGACCCATCTAATTTTCTAAAAACAAATACTTTCGGAATAGCTCCATCAAACCAATCATTAAATGTAAAGTATTTAGTTGGTGGTGGAGTTGAATCAAATGTAAATTCAGGCGATTTAACTACTATATCCAGAATAGAATTTGAAGAAGATTTATTATCCGTAGATAATATAGTAACCTATTCTCAAATAAAAAGTAGTGTAGCAGTTGAAAATTTAGAACCCGCGGTTGGTGGAAGAGGAAGTGAATCAATAGAAGAAATTAGACAAAATGCATTAGGAATATTTGGTTCTCAAAATAGAGCAGTAACTAAGCAAGATTATATTGTAAGAGCATTGAGTATGCCAGAACGATATGGTAGTGTTGCTAAGGTATATGTTTCACCTGATGGTGAGATTGATAATAATTCACCATCATCTATATTAGCTTCTCCAAATAATATTGCAGAATTCGTAGGTGTAGTAGAAGGATTGCAAAATAAATCTAAATTAGAAATTCAAACTGAATTAGTAAAATATTTAACACAAAAGAAAACATCAATTGCCGAAGTTAATAATCCATTTGCAATTAATATGTATATATTAGGGTATAATGGTGATAAAAAGCTTACTCAAATAAACCAAGCGGTTAAACAAAATCTTAAAACATATTTGGGTGAGTATAGAATGATGACAGATGCCGTTAATATCATAGATGGGTTTGTAATTAATATAGGCGTTGATTTTGAAATAATATGTTATCAAAATTATAATAAAAGAGAAGTATTATCATCTTGCTTAACCGAAATGCAAAACTACTTTGAAATAGATAATTGGACATTTAATAAACCAATTAATGTTTCTGAATTAGAATTAATATTAGCAAATGTGGAAGGTGTAATGAGTGTACCATCAGTAAAAATATCAAATATTTGTAAAAGTGATGGTAATGAAAATTATTCACCAAATAGATACAACATCGATGAAGCAACTAAAGGTAAGATAATATATCCATCTTTAGACCCTTGCATTTTCGAAGTAAAATACCCTAACAAAGATATAAAAGGAAGAGCTTTATAATATGCATAAATTATTCACATCATCATTCGATGCCAGTATCTACCTACAACAACCCGAACAAAACGCAGGTAGAGATGAGATATTAGAGGTTGGTAAACTTTATTATGGTTCTACTAAAGATATAGCTAGAACTTTAATAAAATTCGATGTAGCCAATATGGGAATACCATCTGGCTCTATTGTTTATTTAAACTTAAAATCATCTCAAGCGGAAGAAATTCCATTGGAATACACAATCCATGCTAATGCCGTTTCTCAAAGTTGGACAATGGGAACGGGTACTAAATTTGATAATATAACATCGGATGGAGTTAGTTGGTATTATAAAAATGGAACTGATAAATGGATGGATTATGTGGCAGTACCAAATTCATATGTAAGTGGTTCTGATACGGGTTCTATATCAAATGGTGGTGGTGGTACTTGGTATACCGCATCTATGGCATCCCAATCTTATAATTATGAAGAAGCTGATATCAGAATGAATGTAACTGATATAGTCAATCGATGGTTAAGTGGGTCTATACCAAATAATGGATTTGTTGTACATCATACATTAGAAAACGAAGCAAATGGATTAGATTACGGTGTATTGAAATTCTTTTCTAAAGAAACTAATACCATATACGAACCAAAATTAGAATTAGTTTGGAATGATTTTTCTCATAATACGGGAAGTTTAGCACCAACAACGGGTTCTGCTGAAGATGGATATAAAGTTGTACTTACAAATTTAAAAAATAAATATCCGGCAAACGAAACTATTAAGATTAGAATAAAAGCTAGAGATGCATATCCATTGAAATCTTTTGGAACAACATTTGCATACGACCAAGCGAAGTATTTACCAATAGCATCATACTATCAATTAGAAGATTATAAAACGGGTGAAGTAATATATCCATTTGGTGAATATACTAAAATAAGTTGCGATTCAACATCAAATTACTTTAATGTTAGTTTAAATACATTACCAATCAATAGAACTTATAAATTAAAAATTAAAATTATTGAAGATAGTATTTCAACCATCATAGATGATAAATTAATTTTTGAAATAGAATAAAATGACAGCATTAGAGGCGATTGCACAAAAATTAGATGAAAAAAGAAAATCGGATTTAGAATCAATACTATCTATCTCCGGCTCTCAAGCTATTGCCAAAAATCAATATGGTGTTACAGTAGTTAATGAAAATAATATTGCATCATCTTTAGTATTTAAGGAATTAAATAAAAATAAATACGATGAAGATGAATTATTAAAAGCAATTGATTTAGATATTAAGGAATTAAGACCCAATATACCTACTAAAAATTTAAATTTAGTTCCTAAACCATTATATGATGAAGAAGTACTTCAAAATGAAGATTTAAGAAAGCAGGTAGCTGATTTAAACGTAGAAGTATCTAATTTAAATTCAACTATATCAGACTTAGAATCTCAAGTACAATCTGAAATAAATAATAGATTATCAATTGAGCAAACGAATGATGCGTTAGTTAATCAATTAAATACATTGGTGCAAACTATTGATGATTTTGCTTTACAAATACAAAATTCATTACAAAAATCAGTAGAGGAAGGTATTCTTAGAGCATCATTACAATCCCAAAATACCGGGTTTAAAGCACAAATTCAGGCATTGATTAAACAAATTGACTCATTGAATTCAATTATTGAAGGTTTACAATCCCAATTAGGAGCAGTACAAAATCAGCAAGCGATTGTACAAGGTACTCAAGCGCAAGCTATGGCAGCTGGAGCAGATGTGATAAATGATGTAGCTATTGTTAAGTTAGGACCAAAAGAAGATTCAAATGGTTTAGATTTATGGGCTAGATTCAGCGCAACCGGTGCACAGCAATGGAAAAATGGAAGCGCATTATCAATAACAAATAATGATAAGCAACCGATATCCGTATCAATTACAACTAAAAATCCAAAAGATAGAGAATTTTATAAAATACCTACAAAGAGTTTTAATGTAGAAGCAGGTGGACAAAAGGATGTAGAATTTACATTAAATATAGGAGCTGTTAATGATTTAGATTCTCGTAAAAAAGGCGGTTGGTTTAATGGTAAAAGCCATTCAGCTGAATATAAAGATGGTTCATTGAAAGTAACAATAACACGTTCCGATGGAACTGCTAAATCAAAAGAATATACAGCCGGCTTTGGTAAATATCACCCAGATTCATACTAATAAATTATGAGTATTAAAAAATATACAAATATAGATAACATAAATAATAATTCGGAAAATGCAGGACAATTTCTGCAAACTGAAGATTTGTTTATTGTATCTCAAAATCAAATAGAAGATACCGACTTTGGCGATTGTAGATATGATGTGATGGAAGTATCGGTTTATGATATTAATAATAATTTATTACCACAAAAGAATGGTAATAATGTTGCTTATATTAAAACGGGCGATATTAAAAACTATATGTATAGCCTTACAAATAAAGGTGGGCAAAAAGAGTTAGCAATTGATATTGAAAAATTATTAAATGATTTAGGATTTACAAATGGAATTCTAAAAGTTAATGTTAACTTTGTTAGAAATAAGGTAGGTAGTGATAATGAATTAACAAAAGTATGGGTACACGAAATATCACCATCAAGAACCGAAATCAGAATATTACCATTAAAAACGAAAAATAGTAATGTTAATAGTATAACTAATAAAGAATTTTCAAATATAAATAATTTAAGTAAAGATTTTAAATATTATAAAAAAAATATATTAGATTCATTAGATTCATTTGAAGTAAATTATTTAGAATCAATAACATCATTAATGGTTAATAGATTTGGTAAAGATTTTGAATCTATTCTGCGTAAAGATTTTGGATTATCTAATTTTAGTGCTTTCAAAAAAAGAATATTTTTAGATTTTAAAACAAGCGTAACATATTGGTTAACTAATAAAGAATATATTATTTCAGAATCAAACTATGGAAAACCTTCTATAACTAGATTCGAAGATTGTGAGCAGTATGAATTTAGTAAATTGACATCTGAAATTCAAACCATTTTAAGAAATT